GGTGAGGGCATCCTGTTTTTGGATGAATTACCACAGGCTCCGGTGGCTAATCAGAACATTGCCGCACAGCTAGTTAATGAACGCCGCATAGGTGAGCATCGCTTGCCCGATGGTTGGTCTATCGTATGCGCTGGCAACCGCACCAGTGACCGCGCTGGCACTAACAACATGCCAAGCCACCTCAAGGACAGGCTGTTATTTCTTGAGGTTGAAGCTGACCTAGAAGATACCATTGGCTATATGAACAGCGTTGGCGTCTCGCCTCTTGTGACTGGGTTCCTGCGGTTCCGGCCTGAGTTGCTCCACAAGTTTGACCGTGATGCAAATTCCTGTCCATCACCTCGCTCTTGGGAGCGTGTCGATACCATGATGAAATGGGGCTTGGATGCGGTCAATGAGAATGAGGCTGTCGCTGGTCAGGTTGGGCGCGGTGCTTGCGCTGAGTTCATGGGATACAAGAAAATCCATGACACAGTGCCAGACATTGATGCCGTGATTGCAAACCCTGACAGTGCGGCAATCAGTGAAGACCCTGCTGTGTGCTATGCAGTGTCAGCCGCGCTGGCTTACAAGGCCAACGACAAGAACATTGGCAATGTCATCAAGTACCTCAAGCGGTTGCCGCATAAAGAGTTCGCGGTGTTCGCTATCAAGGACGCATTCAACCGTCACCCTGCCATCAAGCAGACCCAGCCATTCCGCGAGTTTCTGCTCAGTGAGGGCAAAGAGTTGATGCTCTAACATTATGTGGGGCGGTTCACGCCGCCCCCTATTTATACCATCGTACAAATTTGGGAGACTAAACATGGACGAGCAACTTATTGAAGCCATCCAACATCTAAAAATCGTATGCGCTCACGCTGATGAAGACTGTCCAGCAGAGTATAGAACAAAATGGTTTAACCCTGCGCTGGAAGATGCGTATGAGTTTATCAGAAAAATTCAAGACAAATCGGGAGACTAAACATGGATGCAGATACAAAAATGGCAAGGGCTAGAACGCGCCTTGTTCTTGATAGCCCCTTCTTCGGCTCACTGGCACTTGGCCTGAATATTCATCGTGATGACAATCAGCCAACCATGTGTACTGATGGCACGTTCATCAAATGGAATGGTGACTTTGTTGACCAGCACACCGACAAAGAAATTATCGGCGTTGTTGCTCATGAGGTGTTGCATGTTGCATTCAAGCATATGCTACGCCGCAATGAGCGTGACGCTGAACGCTGGAACATTGCCTGTGACCATGCCATCAACCACATCCTGCTGGACGGTGACTTTGAGTTGCCAGAGGGTGGCCTGTTTGACCCACAGTATAAGGGCATGACTGCTGAACGTATTTATGACCAGCTAGGCAGTGACCCTGACCAGCAAGGCCAGCAACAATGCCCATGGGGCGGCGTTAATGATGCCACTGGTGATGATGGCAAAGAGTTGTCACCGTCAGAGGCCAGCCAGCTTGAGGCCAGCATTGACCAGAAGGTTATGCTTGCGGCGGCTGGTGCTAAGTCGGTTGGCAAGTTGCCATCAGCTATACAGGAACTGGTCGATGAGATGCGGCGGTCTAAGGTTGACTGGCGTGACGTGTTCAACCGCTTCATTGGCGGTGACCAGCCGGATGACTATACCTTCCGCAAACCAAACAAAAAGGTTTGGTATACGCAGGGCATATACACGCCAAGCATCGACAAGATAGGCGTGGGTGATGTGGTGGTTGCCATCGACACATCAGGTTCGGTAAATACTGCTGAGTTGCAACAGTTCTTGGGTGAGCTGAACAACATCACTGAAGACCATAAGCCGCGCTCTGTAACGGTCATAACATGTGACGCTAGGGTGCAGTCAGTCACCCGATACGAACAGGGTGATATCATCGACAGTATCGAATGCACAGGACGTGGCGGCACTAGGGTTACCCCTGTGTTTGACTACATTGATGAGCATGAGTTGCCTGTTGATAACATGGTATATCTCACTGACATGGGCATTCATGACTGGCCTGACCAGTCGCCTGATTATCCTGTCTTATGGGTGTCAACGTGGACACGTTGTGATGATGCGCCATTCGGTGAGACAACACGCATAGAGGTGGCGGCATAGTGCCGCCGCCTACCTTCAAACAGTTGGGAGACTGGTAATGACTTACACAAAAGAAACACACAACCACTTAAACTTTCTGCGTAAACAGGTGGCTAATGTACGGCTTCAATGGTCTGAGGTTGTTCCTGCCAGAGTGATTGATGCCATAGTAAAGAATGGCAAATATAGCTACCGCCTGTCAGGCGATGTTATGGAGATGAGAAATCAAGCGGAACAAATACTGCACAAAGAAACAGGCGGCTCTAATGCTTGGGATGCCATTTCATCGTATGCATCCGAATTGGGTGACGCGATAAAAGATATCCGGCGCGCGCGCAAACATAGCAAAGCATTTTCACCCTTGGCTGATGCTAAAAAGATGAGTGAAAGAAGTATATCTGACATCGTTAGAAATGCATTCCAACGCTCACATGTACACACATCTATTGGTGGTGGGGTTGGTATAGATGTTGAGGATGGCGGCAACAAGTGGAACATAAAGAACTATGTGGCTGTTGCGGCTACATGGTATCGCTCTGTGTTCTTAAACGGCTTTTCTCTTATCAATGCACCATCTGGCCTTCGCTTGGTTATTCAATGCAAGTATCGTCAGGTCAAGTATGTGGATGAGGAAAGCATGAACGCTTGGGAAGTACGCACCGTTGGCTTCAAGCATGGCAAGGGCTTTGAAGAAAGCGGCTGGCTTGTGACTCATAAATCAACACAGCATGATGAGTGCCACCCCTTGGTGGACAGCAGTTCAAGAGAAACGCAGATACCGCATGCGTTTGGTAAAAACCTGTCAAAGGCTCACTCGCTCATGAAACAGCGAACAGTGCGTCACCTGACAAAAATGTTGGATGCTTAATATGACACATATTGAAACAAGGATGGCATCTATTGTCATTCCAGATGCGAATGAAGATGGGGACATTTTTGTCCCTATCCAACAGAAAGTAGTTGAGTTTTTTGTTGATGAGTTCGGGGGTGCGACTATGTATGACTGCTACGGCTTTTGGAGCAAGTCTAAACGCATGATATCCTGCTCAAAGATTGACGTTGCAATAGACACACTGCCAGAAACAGTTTCGCGCTTCATGGATATTGTGAAGTGGGTGGCTAATGAATGCGGTGTTCATAGTGTCATGGCAGTTAAGCCTGATGGAGTTGTGGTTTTTGTAGAGGGAGATTTGTACGATGGTACAAAAAACATATGAAGTGACTGTTGAGGCGTTTGTTCAAAGAACCATAGTGGTTAGCGCACCTGATATAGACGCGGCAGAGAAAGCCGCATGCGAGGAAGTAAAGTCGTTAGTCGGGGCTTTATCGACTGAGGTGCTTGAGGCCAGAAAGATAAATGATGGAGAATTAAATGTTGATTAATATACAGCTTACCAAACAGGAAGCCAGTATCGTTCAAGAGGCTATGGAAGGCTACATAGATGGCCTCACCACGGCGTATCAGAAAGACTTTCGTTCAAAGCTAGGGATTGCGCTCTCTGCTGACGAGAGTATCGACAACGCAATTGATGACAGTAATGAGGAGACTGATGATGCAAATTAAATATCAAAAGCCAAAACAGGTTAATGCTGTATTGATTGCACTTGACGCTGAGATTGAAAACACACTTGGGGGTCGGCCAGTGGACTGGGAAACTTTTCCAGAGTTGGCCGCTATGCTTCAAGCGTACTACGTTACTCGCGTTCAATATGAGGAGCAGTGCGATGATTAGTTGGCATAACGCGCCTAGCTTTACATACAATGGCTACAGCTACGCCCCAGACATTGATGAGGATGACGAGGGCATTCGTAAGGCCATTCATGATGTTTATAAGATTGGCGGGGATGGCAAGGTCGATTTCAGTATTGACGCTTCACCATATCAATGGCTAACCTATGATGAGTTCACTTACCATGTGGACATGATGAGGGGGGATGTTTACGATGAAATTTCTTAGATGGTCTTATGTCTGGGTGCTTGGTCTTCTTATCATGATGGCTGGCATAGGCAGTGTCGAAAATCCAAATAACAGTCTCTTGCTTGGGGTATTAGTTTTGTATAGTGGTGTCTTTGTTTTAAGTGTTGCCACAATACAATTAGCCAAGTTAGGCAGATAAAGTTACCAGCGTGGGTAGTTTGACAGGCAAGTGATAGTCTGTAAGTTCCTGAGTGGCCTACGCTGGGTTCTCCTACCACTTAGGAACCCATCACAGGGGCGGCAGTCGTAAGGTTATGCCGCCCCACTTTATTTTTTAATACATTTATACCCTAGTACAAAATTCCTGCGGATTGCCCACCGCTGGGAGACATTAACGCCCTTGGGCAAGGCAACCTAAGTGCCACTACATACGGACTGTGGCAGAAAGGCAAAAGATGCTAAAAGTAGTATCAAAACAGCGTCAGCTTAGTGCTGACATTTCGGTCGAAGAACAGGTCATCAATCTTTCTTCGCTAATCAAGAACCCCCCGCAAAACTCTCGCGTGATTGAAGTTTCACCGAAACTTGCAGAGTACATTCTTGAAAACTTAAACATTGGCAATCGCTCAAAGAAGGTTGAGAAGATTAAAGTCTACGCCAATGATATGGTGAGCGGTAATTGGTCGCTCACAAACGCCACACTGGCCTTTGGGTCAGATGGCTACCTCAAGGACGGTCAGAACCGTCTGTCGGCCTGTGTGAGGGCTGGTGTGCCGTTTAAGACACACGCAATCTTTGGCATTGAGCCGGAGAGTTTCATCCACATGGATGTAGGGGCGAACAGGTCTAACATGGACGTGTTCACCATCATGGGTACACCCTACCCATCAATGACAGGTGCTGTGATTAGGCACATTGTTGCTTTCAAAGATTGTAAGGCTAATACCAAGTCAGTCAAAATGACTAACGATGAGTTGCGGAACTACTACAATACTGAAATCAACTCAGCCATGCTTGAACTGTCAATCAAGCTGGCAAAAATCACCAAGAAAAACACGCTAATCCCAGTGCCGCCTCTCGCCGCGCTGTTCTACATCGTGTCGGTAAATGGTGATTTGGAGAAGGCAAAGTCATTCCTAGATGACCTTGCCGCTGGTGTTGGTACAGTTCGTTCACCTGTACGCAAACTTCTCCACACATTGACTGAAATCAGGGTCGCCAACCGTAACAAGGTGATGCCTGATGTCATGTCAATTTTGTTGGCTCGAACTTGGATTAACTACAAGGCCAACAAGCAGTCAACTAAGCGCGACATGCAAATTGATAGTGCAAGTGTCATGCCAAAGCTGTAAAAAGCACAAAAAAAGGGAGGCAGGGTTTACGCCCTGCCCCCTAGTAGTGTCGGGAGGAAACAACGAAAGTCGCTGTCTTGATTAAGCTAGACTATCTATTCTTTACCGTCAACATTAAAACATTCAATAGTCGCGGCGGCATATCCGCATTTATCTAAGTAACTATCCCAATGCTCTGGCGTCTCACATAGGCGCGCTGTCTTTACTAAATCCATACACAACCCCACCTCATGAGGCTTGACCTCAACATCCAGCACCACAGACCACAACTTCGCTATGCGCGTAAAGTTCTCAATAGGTGAGCCGTAATGGTCACCCCTTGCGTCTATGATTTGCTTGGCCTCATCCAGTAATATTTTTCCTTTTCTTTCCATAACACCCCCTAGAACGGAACATCTTCAGATTTGTACGATGGTACATCTGGAAAATTGTCGTTGTCATCACCGATAGAATATCGTGATGTCACAGGGCTAAAAAATAAATCAGCAACGCCCTGCTTACCAACCCAGCTAAATCTGCACTTCCAAACGTGTATTTCACTTATAGCATTCGCCACTGGGTCTGGTCTGTGAACTGATAGACCGATATCTGCCTTCGCAAACCACGCCGCGCTACCCGAAATATCATAGCCCTTTGGTGGCGGAACCTTACCGTCAGTACCGCGCATCATCTTTGTAGGATGAGCCACAAACCACAAGTGAATGCCATGAGACTGAGCGAACACACGCAACTGGGTCAGCATCTCACTAATCCAATCTGTCTCACTCATATCCCCATTTTTTTGGATGTAATTGTATGGGTCAATGATTGCGCCCCTAATTCCATGACGCATCACAGCAACCTTCAGTCGCTCAATAATCCCATCAATCGTGGCTAGTGAGCCATCATTCTGATACAGGAAGCTAAAGTGTTCGCGCACAAAGTCCTTGCCGCGCTCTAATTCGTCAGGCGTGAGCCGTGGGGTTACGCCAGTGAAGAATGGCTTAGAGAAATGCTTGCTAATGAGTTTTGCAATATGAAGTCTAGGCTCATTTTCAAACGAACAAATAGCAAACTTCCATCCCTTTTGCTCTGCAAGGTTTACCATTATCTGGTCGATAAATTCAGACTTTCCTGAGGAAGGGTGGCCTGTGACTACAGTTAGCTGACCTTCGACAACTGTGTAATATTCATCCACGTTGGAGTACCCAGTGGACGCGCCACTACCCATCCCCTTTTCGTATATCTCATCCAACTCTTCATAAAAATGTGATGCATCATATAGCCCAGCAACAGGCCAAGGGATAATCTTCTGGACAACTTTCTCCAGACCCTTCTTGCCGTGCTTCAATAGCACATCATTGGCATCCTTGCAGTCTTCGGGGAACTCAACCTTCCAGCACTTATCCTTACCTATACGCCGCGCTATCTCCTCTGCCATAGCTTGTCCGGCTCCATCTGAGTCGGTGGCAATAATAATTCTATGTGCCTTTTCTATTTTCTTTTTGGCATCCCAAAGAAATCTAAACTTGTTGTCATCCTGT